CACATCTAAGTCCAACAATAAGCGTTTTATCCACTAACTTAGGGCTGTTAATAGGCATCGTTACAATATTCCCATACATAGCAGTTATATTAAGTGAACTATCTTGTCCAAGTGCATTGATATTTATGATATTATCTGCGCTGCTGCTGTCGGCCACTTGCTTATGGGTTAGAGTTGTCTCAATTTCACCTTTATTTAAGGTTGTTAGGCATCTGGCCCGGATAACAAAGGGATAAGATGTGTCATTTTCATATTGTGTTCCACTGGAATCAACTGCCTGGAAATTGTTTAATTTAAAACTAAATGTTACACCTGTTATTACTTTATCATCCGGTATTGAAGATAGGTCAAAAGCAAATATATCCCTTGCAAACATATAGCCATTTATATAAGCAAGTAATAAAGGATTCGATTGTCCGTAGTTTGAAGTGTAAGAAGATGGTATTTGTCCTGTTGCATATAAATAAGTATCTGCTGTACAATTTATAACCGCTGTATGCTGTGCCATTATCTCACCATCCCTTGTCTTGATTTCTGTCTGATTTCATTAAAAACTTTAATTACTTTTTGCATCTCGTCCAAATCCGATGCCGGAATTGTCATGTTCTGTATGTATATATTTCCTCCAGAATCATCACCCGGGAAACTTATCTTAGTTCCTCCTGGCAAGACAGCTTTTTCTGGCCTACCGCCATCATTTATCCATGTTTCTCCACCAGGGAAGTAATCTGTTCCAGATGCATAATTCCTACCTGTAGTATTAGCAGGTGCATAATACGAATTTCCGTATTTTTCAGACCTTTGTAGTACTACATTCGAATTAGATACTGCATTTGTTGCTTTATTTTGTGCTTCTGTAACTGCTCCGGTTACTTGCCCTACTGAATTACCAATAGATGCCATGCTGTTCTGAATATCTTTTGACCGTCCCATTATTACCGACAATACGGTGCCTAAAGCTATCAGAGAAGCCACAACCCCTACTATTATAAATGTTGTCTTTAATGCTTCTGGGTTTAATCCTGAAAAAAAGCCTTTGATGCTACTTGCTGTATCTGTAACTGATTTTACCGCCTTTACTAATAGAACTATTGTTGTAATTGTACTTCCCAGCACGATTAATGTATCTAATACTGGTACTGGTATCTTACCTATTACTTCAAATAGGCCTGTAAGTATTGGTATTAATTCCAGTCCTAATTTATTTTTTAATGAACCTCCCACATTTTCCAGCTTATCCATTGCATCTTTCATTTTTCCAAGCTTGTCAAGGCTTTTTTCATCCATGACGGTACCCATATTCTCGGCTTCAATTCCAAGTTCTTTTAACCTTTGGCTTCCAGCTTCAATTAATGGATTGAGTTCCTTTGCTGACTTACCAAGCAAAGTCATTGCAAGTGCATCTCTCTCTGTTTCATTTTTGACATTTCCCAATGCATCTATTGTATTGTAAAATACATCATTGGCATTGAGTAACTGGTCTGAACCATCTTTATATCTAACATGCAATTTTCTAAAAGCTTCGTCAAGCTCTGATGAACCACCTCTTGCATCATTCATATTTCTTGTAAGCTTTGTGATGGAATTAGTCATAGTGTCAACATCTACATCCAAAAACTTGCTTGCATATTGCATTTTCTGTAATTCGTCTGTTGTAATCCCTGTAACGGAACTCATTTGTAATAAATCATCTGCCCAATTTGCTGCAGAAAATGAAAAGGATGCAAATGTAGTTATTAATCCTCCTATTCCAAGGATTGCGTTTCCTACGCTTGCATCCACTCCATCAAATTTGCTGGCAAGTCCTTCTATGGCTGGGCTTATTTCTAATCCCATAGTGCTTGCAAGGCTTCTGATATTATCTCCAAAACTTGAACTTGTCTTACTTGCTTCTTCAATTTTATTGTCAACGTCAGACAGCTCATTTTTCAGCTTTTCTAATGTTGTTCTTTGGGTCAATAATGCTTTATCCAGCTTGTCAACTGTTGCTTCTGTTGCTTTTCCAGATGCCATTGCCTTATCATATGCTTCTTTTGCGAGATTTACCTTTTGTGTTTGGAGGTTTATTTTTTGAGTTAATTGTTCTTGCTTAAGTGATAGTTGGTTAGTTTCATCACCGAATTTCTTTGCTGATTCTGATGCAAATTTAAATTCTGCATCCAACAATCCCATTTTTCTATTGACCTCGGTTACACCGCCCTCAAATTGTGAATAATCAAGTCCTAATACTATTGTTTTTTTGTTAGATGCCATTTGACCACCCCTCTATCTCCTTAAGACTTTTTACATATTCCACATTTGAATTTTGGTTAAAATATTTAGATTCATATGGATTGTTTTGCATTGCTGCAGCTTCTATATTTTGCAAGTCATTATATATTTCAATCATCTTAATTACTTTGTTAAATGAGCTATTGTAAAATTCACTCTCTGGCCTATTCATCTTATTGCAGAAAACGTAATAAAGGGAATCCCAATCTATTCCATAGTCAGAAGGAACTCCCGCATCAAGTTTTTTTGCAATTCCGCCTTATTTTCTCCAGTATCCATGTTTCCGGTAAATTCTTGGATGATTTCTGTCACCGTGCCTATATCAAGATTTGATACTATTTTTCTTGCTTCTTCCAGCGTGAAACTACCGTCTTTTACAACTGCACCTGCATAAACTATTTTTGAACACAATTCTGGTAAACTGGTTTTCGTTAATTTTGATATATCTGTAATTTCTCCAATTTCAGTAAAATACATAAGTGATTCCGTATTAAATACAAGTTCAATAGTTTTTCCATCTTCAAAGCATAATTCCAATTCAGTGACTGGCTTTACATTTATTTTCTTTTTCAATATCATCAACCCCCTGTTACTAAAGTTCCGCCAGGTATTGTATCAAGAAATGCATCCGCGACGGTTTTTGTAAATTCGGAATTGGCAGTATCACCAAATGAGCGTAATCTTCCGTCAAATGTTCTCTGTACCAATCCTACCGTAATAGAATCAGTGGAGAAATTAATATTGTCCGTGGATTGCTGTGTGGTCTGCGCTCCCATTCTTGGCTTGCCCTTGAAGAACCAGCATAATTCCCTGTTATCTCCGGTTTCTTCTAATTCAATACCAATTGCGATATCTTTCGGCTGTGCCCCTACTACTTCATGCAACGTTCCGTCTGTATAGGTATTACCGTAAATCTCTGCCCTGACTTCGATAAACACTTTATTAATATCAAGCGCTAATTCTCCTCCGGTTAACCGGCTGATATCCTCTTCTTTAACTCCTGCTCCGTATAATGTACCGGTTGCTACTGTAGGAGTAAACTGCACCTGCATAGGCTTACCAAATTCTTTGATAGGTCCATGCTTAAATGAGGTTTTTGTATCCTCTATTACCATTGCATAAACGATTCGTTTAATATTAAATCTATTCGCTTTTCCGCTCGGCATTTTATTCCCCCGCTTTCTTTATTAGTTGGAATGTAAAATATGTATGGTAAATCTTTGTATCTGCTTCAAAAATGTGTTCCTTATTCGGATGCGTAAATGTAGTGTCGTTAACAATTGCCTGTTTTATGGCTGTAATTGACTGTTTTACGGCTTCTGTCTTGGCCTTGTACCAGAAATCAATCTGACATCCTGCTACCTCTTCTACGGCCTTTCCAGAGCTGAATATTGCACCCGATTCACTGTAAAAGTGGAAGGTGATGCAAGGGAAAATATTTTTTCCTTGGCCTTCGTCATATAAAATAGGCCGTAAAGTGGTTGCAGCCTTTAAAAATTCCATTATCCTATCTTCCATTGTCCACCGCCTTAAAAACTGCACTATCCATAATTGCATCAATACTGGATTCCGATTCCTGCAAAGCCTTATCCGTAAAGTGCTGCGCCTGTGTTTCAGAGGTCCCGTTATCTACCAGATGCCATTTATAAGCCGTCTTTCTTCCACCACCTATAATAGCAATAACTTCACCTTCGTTATCGTCCTTTATTCTGAATTTAACATCTGTTTTCATATGCTGATACATGGGAGTATCTACGGTAGATTCCGGTAAGTTTTTTACTACTGCAGCACTTACCACCTTTGCACAATCTTTTATTATTTTACCTCTTTGGCTAAACATGCTATCTGCTACACTGTTAATATCCTGTTTAAAAAAATCAATCGCTGAATGGTAACTTAAATCTACTTTCATAATATCACCCACATATTAATTCAATTTCTTCGCTATCTTTCGGTTTGTAAGTACGGATAATATCATAAACAGCACCATCAACCTGTATTTTCGTGGCATAAAGAGGTTTATTAGTATCCTGCTCCAAGTGCTTTGTTAAATCATAATCTATTGTATTAAGAGTAAATACGATAGATGGATTCATACCAGATTGTTGTGCAACATAAAATTCCTGTCTTGTAACGGAGCCCTCAGAAACAAATACAGGTTGTGATTTTCCTACCAGTTCTCCATTTACAACCGTTTCCCAAAGAAGTATTGCATCTTTATCCAATAATTTCACTCCTTGCCTTTACAATCCTATTTTTTATCCTTAATTGTAAGTTTTGTGAAAGTGGTATATTCTCTGTTCTTTTGCGGTACCACCAGGCGGCATAGTCTGATAGCAACATAATATCATCAATATTAGCCGGCGTTTCTCCTTCTGCTTCTATTAATAGCTTAAAACCCTTCTTTTCGAGTTCGGCCTTTTGAGACAATATGAAGTTTGTAAAATATGTATCCCTTGCCGTACTGGTTATACCAAAATCAGATTTAAACATTGCTAATACTTGTTCCATGCTTCACCTTCTTTAAAGGCAGCAAGCTAACCCTGCTGCCCTAAAAATTCATTTATGATATCGTTTTTGAGTGTCTTTGTTATGCTATAACCCAGTTCTGCGGCTAATTCCTTAATCTGTAAAACCGTCATTCCGTTAAGGTCATCAGCCGCATAACTGGCACTCTTTAGGCTATAGCTATTTACCCCACCGGGTCTACTACTGTCACAAGTACAAACGCGTCCGTCTTTGTGGGTTTTCCGTCAAATCTTCCTTTTCCGCGGAATGCCATCTGATCTTCTACGAACTTTACATGTTCCGATGTATCAATGGTTACGCTTTCCCTCTCAACAAGGGTGTATTTGGAGAAATCCCCAAACAATACTGTATCAGCATCCATATTATTGTTGAACACAACTCTAAGCCCTAATAAATCAGGCTGTGTTAAGTTTGGTAGTTTTCCCACTACCTGTCCGGAAGAATTAACATTGATGGTATATCCGAGGAATTTATTGTAGTATGTGGCTCTCTTCATTACCGCTACAATTTCTCCGATAGAATCAGCTCCAGTGTCAATCAGGCTGATAGGTTTTACGATATCAATCAATTTGCCCGTATTTGCTGTAACCTTATGGTTAGCTGCCAGTTTAGGTATAATTCCATCCGGCTGCTTATTAGTTACTCCTGTACCCTTTAAGATGGCAAGGTCAAGTCCTAAAGAAATTGCTCTTGCAATCTTTTTTGTCACATAATCATCAAGGTTGATAATACTATCCTGTAACATTGAATTATCAACGAATGTAACCTTACCGATTTTATAACCATCGAAAGAAATATCTGTAACAGTTCCTACGTCCCCCGTAGGGATAGGAGCACTCATTTCTACCCATGTAGCTGCCGTGGTATCGGTATCGATAAGGATTCTGGTTGTTCCATTTACCCTGATTTTATCCACCAATGGATATAGAGTGGAGTAGTCCCCCAGGATATCCATAATACGATTAACCACAATTTCCGGGATTGTAAGTTCTCCGCCAGTTACTGCTCTTAAATTTTTAAATTTGTCATAGAACTCTTTTACTTCTGCCCTTTCATAATAGGCGCCAGTTTTAAGTAGTTCTCTTACCTGTAATTTATTCATTCCTTTTTCCCCTCTCTCTTTCTTAGGATTTTCTTTTTTGGATTCTTCTGATCTCTCGTCTAATTCAGACAATTCCTTTTCAATATCTGCAATTTCATTTTCAATAGTAGCTGCCTTTTCGTCTGCGTTAGCTTCTTTTACTTCTTTTTCAAGGGTTTCAATTCCTTCGTTCACAAGGTTAATATCATCCTCTGCTTTTGCTTCCTCAAGAGCTGTTTCCAATTCTGCTTCTCTCTTTTTAAAATCAGCCTGTTGCTGTCTCAAGGACTCAAGCTGCGTTTTCTTAATTGCTAAATCTTTTCGCAATTTTAACTGTTTAAGCATTTATTTTACCTAACCTTTCTTTTAATGCCTGTTTTCGTGTTTCAATTCTCTTTGTTATGCTGTTTCCAAAATCTTTTTTTCTGGCCTGTATTTCCGTTTGTGGGTATGCAGGAAAAGTACAAACGGAGACTTCCTCTGTATCTGCTTCTTTCACAGTCCAGTGGAATTCTCCGTTCATTTCTTCATATTCTTCTGATATAGGCCAAAAACCAAAACTGCAGCCGGTGATATCTCCTCTTTGTACTCTGGCATATGCCGCCACCGCTTGCGAATCTTCATCATTGATTTTCACTCTTCCCCACAGACCATGATTATCAGATTTTAATTCAAGGGTTTGCGCGGATTGTCTGCCCAAAACAAAACCGCTGTCATGATTGTATAGACAGCGGATATCATTGTTTTTTATTGAGTTGTCAAAAGCTCCTGGTGCAATCTTTTCATACGTTCCGGGCCATAATTCAGTTTCTTGGTTAAATACCGCCCAGTATCCTTCAATGTATTTACCGCCGTCCGGCTCTGCTCTAGTTTCAAGTTTGCTTTTGAAATAAGCCTGTCTCTTTTCTTTATCCATTGTTATCACCTTCTTTTAATTTTTTCTGATCTCCCACCTTATCAACTGGTATATAATTTTCCAGGACAATGTAATCATTCATTCCATCAGCATCAACCGGAGAATAATCAAATTCGTTTCTTCCTTCATTTCGATTTAACATTCCTCCCGCAACCATATCCTTAACATGTGCTGTAAGTTCAGGAAGATCATACTGCAATAGGCTCCTTGACTTCATTTTAAAGTACATATCCGGCGAATAAAGAATACTTTTAGTTAGAACCTGTTGAATTATTTGTGAAAAGCTTGAACAGATTCTTTTGACAAAATTGTTATATTCATCCTTTTTAAACTCGCCTACTCCAACCATAAACGGCGGTACATCCATTGCCGTGGCTATAGCCTTTTTATCCAATGTTATGCTGTCCTGTATTGCTAAGTCTGCAAGGGTTAGTGGTTTAATTTCTTTTACATCTATTTCACCTGCCGGAATAAGCCATGGTTCACCGACCTCCGTTACATCTGTATAGCTACCAAGTATTTTATTTCTGGTTTCCTTGTTTTGTAAATCTTCTGCATCAGACTGTATAGAAATTATTAAACTTGGCTTCCACTTTGACTTAAGAAATCCCGTTTTTGTTGCATTGGCCTGCAGCAAGTTGTCAATAGATTCTTTAACTTGCTTAGCATATCCAATACCCATAAATGGCTTATCATCATCAGGTACAAAAGGGAAATGAATAACTTCATCTGGCGAAAATACCGTATTCCCGTAACGTATCTGGTATCCATCTTTGGTTTCATCAAAATGTAGCCTGTCAGCTTTCAATATATTTAGGTTATCAAGATATTCTCCGCTATACTCTGGCAATAGAACTGCATTTCCGTAAAGAATCATGTCAGTAACAATCTTGTAAATAAATTGTTTTCTAATCATAAGATTATTTGGATTAATATCTATCTTTCTGGATAACTCATTTTTAATGCGAATATCACCATTATCACCGTTAGCCATCAACATGATAGTCATATTAGATACCAGGTCGGCAATCTTATGGGTACATTTTCTGATTTCCTCATTGTCAATTAGCCTTGTGTATCCAGTCGGGCACAGAATGTCTCTTGCATCTCCGCCATTTAACCAATATGCCACTGTGTCAGCTCTGGTTTTTCTTTTATTTCGTTTCAGTAGTCCCATATATTCACCCCTTCTAAAACCATTTTGCTAATTTATCCTGCCTTTCCATTGCTTCTAGCATTCTTACACAAGCAAAAACAGAGGAATCAAATATATCAATCCTCTGTTCCGGCTTAACTTTTTCATATTGAATCATATCATCAGTTTTTTCTATTGCTAATACATTCTGCACACAATATTCATAAGCATCCGAGTGCATGTAATACAATAATCCATCTTTGGCCTTCTGCTCTATTCTTCTGAAACCCTCTGATTTTTTATAAAAGTATTGCGGCTGATCAATAATATTAAATCCAGCAGACTTCATTGCAATAAAATATTCTCTGCAAAACTTTCTGTCGTGCCCAACTTGCTTAATTTTAAATCCATCTTTTTTCTTCTTTATAAACCAATTTACAATATCAGCATGATTAACCGTGGGGCTGTTGCACATATCCAGCCATCCATCATCTTTCCACCCAAATAGTGGGATATTATCTTCCTCCGCCTTTTTAGCTGCCATAATAACCGGGAACCATGCATGTGGTATTATTATATCTACGTCATAATTTCCTTTCTCTCCGTTGGCATTAGTGCACGGAAAGTTGTGTAGTGTTCCATATATAGCTGCCGCCGTTAAATCGTGTAACTTGGACAAATCCGCTCCTCCGTACCATTGTATAGGGAGTTTAGCAAGTTCTTCTAATGTCCAGTTAAACTTGCTATCACTGCGTCTAAATTCATCTATGTTAAAATATGCTTTCATTGCAGCGGTAAATATATTCAAAGACTTTGCAAAAAAATCTTTTCTCTGCTGTGGGTCATTCTGTGCCTGTAAGGCATCGTTCATGATATCGTCAGGTCTTATAGAAACGCCATACGCCGGATTCGCCATTTCATGAATAACCGGATTTGTATAATCAATGTTCCCGTTTTCATCTTCATCGGCCTTACAAATAAATATAAAATACTTTTCATCCGGCACCGTCTTGTCAAGTATCTTTTTGCAATATTGTAACCTCTGATAACAGAAGCTTGTCATATCATCACCTGCGGTAGTAATACCAATCATTAATTTATTTGTATATGCTTTCATGGCTTCTTTAATGATATTGTATTGCTTCGGTGTTTTATAGGCGTGTATTTCGTCTGCTATTCCAATGTTGCAATTCAGTGAATCTTGTCTGTCTGGACTTGCTGCCAAAGCCTGTATAAAGATGGTACCATCCCCTAAATCACCTTTGATACTATGTTCTTGGTTGTTGTCTATAACTCGAAAGTTATCTTTTTCGCCCATATTATCAAGATTAAAATTAATAAAGTTAAAACTTTCAAGAGATTGTTTGAGGGCTGCACTTGTAATATATACTTTACTGCCACTTTTTCTTTCCAAAAGTGCCAAGGCCCATGCCAGAGCGGCAGCAAATGATGTCTTTATATTTTTTCTAGGGATAAAAATAAACGCTTCTTTAAAACGCCTAATTTGTGTCCCCTTTTCCTTGAATCCCAAAAGATTATATACTATAAATTTATGAAATGGCTCCAATAAAAAAGGCTCTCCCAATAATGGAGTGCCATCTAATCTTTCGCCCTGTGCATGACAAAAGGTCTTTTCAATTATTTGAATAACAAATTCTGCATCTTTCGGATTAAAATCATATTTATCATTTTCTAAATCATTCAAAAATCTTTGGCATCCTTGCAGCAATTCTTTGCAAGCTATCTTCCGTTTTTCCACTATGCTATTGGCATACTCCATAACAATGGCATAATTTTTATATTTTGAGTTATCCTTTTTCAAGACTACTTAATGCTGCTCCTAACTTCGATTGTTTTTTCTTCCCTGGCATCAAATTATCTTTTGCCATTGTCTTGGGATTTAGTCCAAGCCTATCCGAATAAAGGAGTATGTCTTTTCTTAAAGTTTCTATTGTAGATACCAGTGCAGATTTTTTTGTACCTCCTGCCGCTGTCCATTCGTCACATTTATATTCTTTGTCTTTTAACTGTTTTGTATATAACTCATATTGCTCTCTCATTTCGCAATAAATGTCAATTATAGGGTCATACTCAGCTTTATATACGCCAAGTTTTGTCATGTCTGATATGGTATTTTTTTTTATGCTTTCCTTGCGGATTGCCTTTCCTGGCATATATTTAACTCCCTTCTTAAGTTTCAAAAAAAGTTTTAAAAACTTTGCTCTATTGGAAAGTTTTCCAG